AGATTGCAAAAATTAATTGAAACAGATTACCTTGCTAACTATGATTTAACAATGCCAGACAATATAAAAACTTGGCGACAAAGTTTACGCGACTTGCCACAAGATTTTAGCACGGAAGAACAATACGATTTACTCTTGGCTCGTGATGAGCAAAGAAACTTAACACATTCAATTTGGAGTAAACCATAATGGCACCACAGACACTTTTAAATTTAGCACAAGGAGTTACAGGTACTTTGCCTACAGGTAATTATGTTCAAGGTGGAATTACTGTTGCTGACCAATGGCGATTAACAGCAAATAAAACTGGTTTAGCAGGAGCACAATTTATTACTGCTAACTTATCGCAAATATCTGGATTTGGTGCAGGAACAGTTGGAAGTGCTATGACGCAATCATCTGGTGTTTTTACTTTTCCATCAACAGGAATTTATAAAATAGAATGTATTGCACAATTTGAAAGAGCATCTGGCTCGGCTAATTATATGGCAATAGCAATACATACCACTACTGATGGAACTAATTATAATGGTGCTACTGAGGGAGGAGAAACTTTAAGAGATGACCCTTCATCTATGGGTAATGTTTATACTTCATTTATCTTTGATGTAACAAATACATCTACTCATAAAATAAAATTTTTAACTGATGTATCAGACGCACAAACATTAAGAGGTAGTTCAACAAGAAATTTAACATTTTTTACCTTTACTAAACTAGGAGACACATGATTAATCCTTGTCCTGATTGTGGAGCAACAACAAAAGCAGATTGTAAGTGTCCTGATGAATGTGAATCATGTGGCGCATAGTAATAGTTTTAATATTTTTATCTAGCTCAGTATATTCTGCTGATACAAATACTGTTAGTTCTACAGTAGTAACTAACTCTACACCTCCAACAGCTAATGCTCCTAGTGTTGTTGTAAATAATTCTGATGTTTGTAAGACAGCAGCTAGTTCTGCAATTCAAACCCAAGTTCTTGGTTTTGCCAGCGGAATTACAATAACGGATGAGAATTGTGAACGTATAAAACTGGCACGTAGTTTATATTCAATGGGAATGAAAGTAGCTGCTGTTAGTTTATTATCACAAGATGCTAGAGTGTTTGACAGTATGATTATGGCTGGAACTCCGCCACCTATTTTTTCTAAGATTGGTTCAGATGCATTAGACGAATGGAAAAAAAATCCACACCTAATACCAGAAGGATCAAAAGTATTTAGTAATAATAAAGTAGAAATAACAAGAACAGAAAATAACAATGAAGAATTTAAGAAATTTATTATTGCTGCTATGGCTATGTATATCGGTTTTCCTATCTTATTCTAGTTACGCTGTTGATTGTTCTACTGATACTGTTGGATTATGTACACCAACAATAGAAGAAATAATTCAAGAAACTATTACCGAAGAAATTATTCATGAAGCTGATGGTATAACAACTATTACAACTACAACACACGATATTACAACTACTACAGTTACGAATGAAGATTCTGGAAATATTTTAGATAGCGATAACGATTTTGTTGTTACTTCTAAAGACGGAGAAATGGATATTGATTGGGGTGGTCAAGGACCAGCGTCAATGCCAAGTGGTAATTCATGCGGTCAGTTAGGCACAGATAAATGTGCGATGATTACTGGATCAGGTAATAGTGTAAGTGCCAATGGTGTAAGTGGTATGGGAACTACTTTTGTAAACACTATAGATATATCTGACTTAAATATTAAACATGGTGGTCAAACTAATTATTCTATCAAAGTAGATAAACAAGACGCAAGTGATTCTATCTATATGCACATCACAGGTAAAAATGGCAGCACCAATGTTTTTTCTGGTACAGATATTTTATCTGCTAGTGGTACAAATTCTGGTTATCAAACATATGAAAACAGTTTTGATTTTGCTGGTAGCATAACTTCTATTGTTATTGAAATAGGGGGTAGATATATAAATCTTGCTGTTGGGCCCTTGTTTGATTCCGTACAAGTCAATGTGCTTTATAACGTTATCAATACCATTATTACCCAACAGATAACTACTGTTGAAATGTTTATTGCATTAAATATTGATGCACCAGAAGATGTCATTGATCTTGTAGAAGATGTTTTTGATGCCAATGATATTGTTAATACAGATCAAGGATTAGATTTTACACCAATAGAAATAGATGAACCAACTTATCAAGAAGTAGAAATTGAAATTGAAGAAATACAAATTGCAGAAATAGAAATAGCTAATGAAATTGAAACAGAAATTGAAACTGTGGTGGAAGAAGTTGAGCCAGATATGGACACCGAAGTTAAACAAGAAACCACAACAGAAGATACCACCGACTCTGAGCCAGAACAAGAATCAGAGCCAAAACAAGAAACTGAAACCCAAGAAGAAGTTGCCGAAGAAGAAAGTAAGCAAGAAGAAGTAAAAGAAAAACCAAAAGAAGTAGCAGAGAAAAAAGAAAAACCAAAAGAAGAACCCAAAAAAGAAACAGCAAAAGAAAAAGCTGCAAAAAAGATTGTTAAAAAAATGGATAATAAAAAAAGATATGATTCAAACAATCAGATGAAAACATTAATTGTTATGCAAGTATTAGGTAACAGTAAAACTTTTTTTGATAGTCAAAAAACTTTGTTAGATAGACAAGGATTTTTTTCTGATGCAATATTACCAGATACTATCATCCCTAATAATAACATGGCACAATATTTATTATTTGCTGGTAGCGATGGCATGATGAATGAAATGATTGAACAACAATGGCGAGTAACTTCGGAATAATTATGGCTGAAATAGATGTAGCTGGTATTAAATTTAAAGGTGGTAAAATATTTGTTGTCTTAACAATTTTATCAACATTAATTGGTAGTTTGTGGACAGGATTTATTTTTTACAAAGATTACTTGGACATGAAAGATCAAGTACAACAATACACCGCACCAGATTTATCAGGGTTTGATAAAAGAATAGATTTAATTCAACAAGAAGTTGAAATGATAACAAGTGAATTATCCATGATTATGGATGAAGTAACATTAGTTGCAGATGTAGCTAAAGAATTAAAGAACGATCTAAAGTCTGATGTTAGACGGATCGAAACCATTGTAGAGGATGTAGAGCAACGAGTTAAAGAAGATTCTAGAACTAATGCTAAAGAATTAAAAGAAGTTATTCAAGATATTGAAGATGATATGACTAAACTGGAAGAAGCAATAGATAAAAGAATTAAATTAACTTTAGAAAATCCTCTATCACAAATGAAATAATATGATGAACGATAGTATAGGTCATTTATTAACCAATGACATAAGCGCATTAAATTTAATTATATTAATAATTATTTTTACTATGCTTCTTAAAAAGAAATAATACCATGTCTGAATCTTGGGAAAAACAGATTGCAGAATTGCGTACTGATGTAAAACACATGTTACAAAGTCAAGAAACAATGCAGCAAGAAATAAAAAACTTACAAAAGTTTTCTGCAATGGGTTCAGGCGGATTAAAAGTTTTAGTAATAGTCGGGGTTTGTCTTGGCATTATTGCTAAATGGATGGGGATATTTGAATAGTTTTGTCTATAGCAAATATCCGTAAAGGATTAGAATCAGAATTTATTGCTGCTTCGTGGTTAACACAACAAAATTATACTGTGTATTGGAAAACACAAGATAACGATGTTATTGATCTTGTTGCAGTACACCGTGTATCCGGTAATGTTTTAAAGATAGATGTTAAGACGGCATCTATTCGTAAGACGTGGAAAGTAGGTACTATTATTTCACGTACACCAAGTAAATACCAAAAACAATTAGGAGTAATAATATTATATGTCTTTAAAGATGGAAGCTGCCAATTTAACACAGTTAGAAGAACAAATAAGACATCACGAAGGGTATCGTGATACCGTATATAAAGATACATTAATGAAGGCCACAATTGGGTACGGCCATCTATGTAGAAAAGAAGAACGATGGATAGAAGGCAAACGATATCCACGTAAACAATTAGAACAAGTGTTTCAATATGATTTACAAAAATGTATTGACGGGGCATACCGATTACTTGGTGATGTTGATTTACCGGATAAAGCCAAAATGGTAGTCTGTAATATGGTATTTCAAATGGGTACTAATGGGGTATCCAAGTTTGTCAAATTTTTAGACAATTTAAAAAACAAACGATTTTCTGAAGCGGCTGACGAAATGATTGACAGCAAATGGTTTCAGCAAACAGGCGCAAGATCAAGTGAACTAGCGCAAATTATAAGGGGGTTATCATGATGGATAAACTTAAAGAAACATGGAACGGTTTAAGTAAAAGAGGGAAGCTTCTTGTTGTAGCCGTTGCTATTATTATAGCTGTTATAGCTTACGGACAGTTTTAATGTTTAATTTACTTCTAGGCCCTTTGACCGATATTATAGGCACTTCGGTCAAAGGCTATGTAGAAACACGTAAGATCAAAGGCGAGCAAAAACTTACAAAAATAAAAGCGGAAACCGAGTTATTAAATAAAAAAATTCAAGGTGAAATAGATTGGGATGTTGAAGCTGTTAAAGGTAAAAATAATTCTTGGGCTGATGAGTGGTTAACTGTATTGTTTTCTGTACCATTAATTTTAGCATTTATTCCACAAACCGCTGATATTGTTTTGCGTGGGTTTGAAGTTTTGGAAGCTATGCCAAATTATTATAAGGCTTTTGTAGGTAGTATGGTGGCCGCCGCATTTGGAATTAGATCAGTTTCTAAAATAATGAAGAAGTAATATTTTTTTGCTTAAACGATAGCTTTACAAGCTACACATATTTATAGTATAGGAAATTTAAGAGTAAAAATAGTGTGTACATAGTGTGTATGAATATAAATTTTTTAAGCAGCGGGATAGTGAAGTCAGGTATCACATCAGGCTCATAACCTGAAGGTCGTAGGTTCAAATCCTACCCCCGCAACCAAAATCCTTATATTTCCTACATTATTATCCACATTGATTTGGGCCTAAATTAGCCATCACGGTTAAATGGCGGGTTTCTGGGCCTATTTCCGTGTACTATCCGTGTACATTCCGTGTACGTTTACTCTTGATTTATTAGCCATAATGGCTATATTATAACTGTAGCGGTTAAGTTACAGAAAAAGGAGTAAAATGAATAAACCTACAACACTATCTGAAATATGGGGTAATCTTTTAAAAAGTAATAACTCAGTTTATTTAGATTCTATTGAAATTGAATCTGATAAAAAAGGCAATAAGCAAGGTCATATTACTAGTACCAATGAAAGTGAATTAACTTTTAAATTTGAAAGTCATTGTGAAGATTATACTGCTTATTACAAAATCAATTCTACTTACAAATTAGTAAAGGTAGATGAAACTGTAGAGAAAATAGTTTAATGGCCCGCTTTGCAGAATTTAACATAGAGCCGGACAAGAAAAAGTCCGGCCGTTTTTATATTAACTATTACGTCTACGTTGATGGTAAACGTGTACGCAGACAAAAGTACGGTAAGAAATCTGATCTGATTCAATTCAGAAAATCATTAGATGATAATACAGTATCTAGTTCAACTACTGTAGAAGAATGGTCTAGTGTTTGGAAACAACGTAGAGAAGTAGAAGTTAAGGGTGGTAAAATAAGTGATGATACACTTACAACAAACAAACAACATATTAATCATATTAATGAATTAATAGTACGTTCTAAAAGATTTGGTGATTATGCTATAGGTTCATTATCAACAAGTATTGTAGATGATGTTGTTGTAGCATTAGAAGAAAAAACACAGACAGAAAATAGATTTAAGCAACGTACAGCAGAAAAAGTATTTAATACCTTTTCACAGATATGTTCGTATGCTGTTATTAAACGTGATCTAACTGGTTTAGAATATAATCCTACGCATGAGTTTACTATTGCTGTTAATGATAAAGCAGATAAGCAAGCGCCAACACCACAAGAATTACAACAGGTATTAGCTTCTGGTTTTATTGCTGATTATTTATTTTATATTGAGTTTATTTCTGAAACAGGTTTACGTGCCGCAGAATTTCTTGGGTTATTAAAATCTGATTTTGAAGGCAATGTTATTCATGTTACTAAATCATTTAAAAAAGATGGTAGTTTAAGTGATCCTAAAACTAAATATTCTGTGCGTGATATTACGCTTAGTGATTCACTAACTAAAAAATTAAATTATTATTTATTACGTAAATCTAATATTGATAATGATTGGTTGTTTCAAGTAGAGTACAGAACAACTGACAGTTTATATTACTACGTACAAAAAGCTTTCGTATCAGCTGGTGTAAAAAAATATGATGTGCATTCACTACGTCATTATTACATTACTGAGCAAATAGAATTAGGTACACCATTACACGATATTAAACGTGTTGTGGGCCATGCACCTAATAGCAATCAAACACAAGCAACGTACTTTACGGTTCGTAAAAATCAAAAGCGTGATCGTTTGGCTGCTGAAAAAATAAACAAACTAACTGATAGGAGTTCAAATGGTTTGGGATATACAAACGATAAAATATCTCAACAGCAATACCGATAAGGGTAAAACTGTTCAGGATATTTTAAATAATACTAA